TAACCATTCCTTAACACCAAATGTTGATTATATAACCCATACCGAATTAGATATATTTGAATTTATCTCATTTAAGAAAATAAAAAAGGGTGAGGAGTTATTTATAAAATATGATAAGAACCCAGTGTTTATTAAAAAGATAATTTAATTATAAAAAATCTTAATATTTATAATTATGAACATAACAACTGGTCAAACCGTATATGAATTAGTAAGGTCATTTAATCCTACGACAAATAATCCCGTAACTCCTGCATCATTTTCTTCTGTAGTATATAGTGATGGGGCAATTAATACTGGGACTACCGTTACAGCATCTTTAACTGATGCTTCTGAAGGTATATATACCATGTCATGGTCAGCGTCAACTTTAGGGACTTATCAAATTAATATAGAAAACACTACAACTAGCGTTGTTTATGTTTCAGAAATATACATGGTTAAAACTGAGGCAGAAGTAAGTGGTTCTGCAATAGTTTATGTTGGAGTGTAATTTGTATTTATAATAAATATTATTTATATTGCCAGATTCATGGCAATAACATTACAAAGAGTATTATTACTAGAAAAGGAAGGACATTATTCTTTTATAAATTGTTCCACTATAAATATTATTGATGGAACTAAAATAGAATCAAGAGATAATATAGTTTGTAAAATGTTACAAGAGCCTACAACTACTATTGAAAGTAAAGAAAGAAATATAGGAAATGGGATTATTCAACATTATGCTGGCCGCATAAAATATAATGAATTACAGTGTACAGCAGATATGTCAAAAAATAATCTTGATTTTTTAGAAAAATTAATACCAACACCAGAAGGGCGTCTTTATAAAAAGGATTTAATTATTAGATTTTATGATAAAAATAATTTAAAAAAATCTTTTTATATACTTGGAGCTTTTATATCTACTTTAGGGTTTGACAATAGATTTATTTCTTTTACAGTTTCAATAGATTCGTTTATGATGGTGGTTTTGTGAGATTTATTCTATATTAGATAATAGTTTATTTTTTGTTTATATTATTTATATTGTTTAAGTGAATATAACATTTAAGTCAATATACAAATTAGTATTTCGAAGAAGACATTTATTAATTGAAAAATTAAAATCAGATTATTATAAAATTTGGAAAAATCATATAATTTTAGAATTCGGTTCATCTACATTTTTAGCAACAACAGATTATTTTTCACTGTCTAACATATATGCTAATAAAGGGGAATATTTTAGTGTAAAATTAATAATAAAAGAAAATATTGGCCTTTCAGATGGAAAAGAATTCTTAGATTGGATTGATAGTTTTTATGATGAAAAAAATAATTATTATAGATTTAATATATATGATAAATCTTCTAAAGATATAAATTTTTATTCTATAAGTAAATCTATGAAGAAACTTAAAAAATTTCAAGCTATATCATGTGTTGTAAAAAATCCATTATTTTTTGAAGGAAAAAATAATATACCTCAATTTGGAGTTACCATATCAACATCTAATCAAATAAGAGAGTCTTTTATGTGTTGATAATATATTTATTGCCTATTTATTGTTATAAGTAACAATCAAATATGGATAACAATAATCTTATTGAAGAATATATAAAATGTTTACAAGACCCTGTTTATTACGCAAATAATTATGGCTATGTTTTTGATATGGAAAAACAGCATATAAGTAAAATGACATGTTTTCCATATCAAGAAGAGTGTCTTAGAACTTTTAATGATAATCAAAATTCCATAGTTCTTAAATCAAGACAAATGGGACTTTCTGTTATTTCTGCATTATATGTTTCTTGGAGACTTATTTTTTGTGAAGATGAGAGAATATTAGTTGTTGCCGACAATGGAAATGGGGCGGTAAGATTTTTAAATACTGTAAGGCAATTTTTAGATAGATTACCAGAATGGATATTGCCAAATGAAAGACTTATAAATAACACAAAGCAAATTAGTTTTTCCAATGGTTCTTGGGTAAAAGCTGTAGCCAGTAGTAAACAAGCAGGAAGAGGAGAGTCTTTAACTTGTTTAATATTAGATGAAACAGCATTTATAGAACATGCTCAAGATATTTGGATGGGAGCAGGACTTGCTCTTGCAGCAACTCAAGGTAAGTGTATAATGATATCCACACCTAAAGGTACTGGGAATTTATATCATCAAACTTGGGTTCAAGCGTCAAAAAATCATGGAACATTTGTTCCTTTAAAGTTACACTGGTCTATTCACCCTATTTTATCTAAAGAGTTAGAAACTAGAAAAGATAGCGATGGAAAAGAATATCCTTGGAGCCCTTGGTATGGAGGAGAATGTGAAAGGCTTCATCATGACAAAGTAAAGATATCTCAAGAATTAGATTTGTCATTCGAAGGTTCTAGCGCTGTAGTTATAGATGCATCAATAATTAATAAATACAGAAAAGATATAGGAGATAAAAAGCCTATATGTTTTTTTGATTACAATAAAGATGAAAACTCTTTTGTCGATTATCAAACTGGGTTTCACGTATGGAAAAAGCCTAAAGAGAATGGTAATTATATTTTAGGAGCAGATGTAGGAAGGGGTGACAGCGCGGATTATTCAACAATTCAAATAATTGATGCTGATGATTTAGAACAAGTAGCTGAATTTCAAGGAAAGATAGTCCCAGATGCATTTGCAGACCTTATATATAAAGTTGGAAAAATTTATAACAATGCTTATTTGGCTGTAGAGTGTAATAGTTTTGGGCTGGCGACAACACTCATATTAAAAAATAAATTAAAATATCCCAAAGATAGAATGTATATATCGAAGTCTGCAGTAAAATTATATAATAGAAGCCATAATTATGTTGTAGATAAAGACACAGATGTACCAGGATTTCAAACTACTGTAAAAACTAGGCCACTTCTTATTAGCTCATTAGTTAAGTATATGCGTGATATGGAAATTAAAATAAATTCAGATAGATTATTAATAGAATTTGAAACTTTTATTTATAATGGAGACAAAATTGAGCACTCAAAAGGGTTTCATGATGACCTTATTTTTGCTTTTGCAATAGCTTTGCTTATAAGAGATACTGAATTTGAATCAGTTTTTTGGAATAAACAAAAAACTATAGAGATGTTGGATTTAATTAGTCATAGTAAAAATACTATTGAAACATTAAATTTAGATAAAGAATCGCCAGAAAGTTGGGAAAACGAAGATGATTGGAACAATACAGATTGGCTTTATGGCCCAATAAAAGGATAGTCTATTTACTTTTTTTAAATTATTCATTTATTTGCTTATAATGAATGAAATATAAAAATGCACCCAGAAATATATTATAATAATAATTTTTATGGATTTGACAAACATAATAGAGGTCAATATTCTTTATTAAAATTAGATAGGCATCAAAAAGAAATGTTAAAACTTTTTCACAAAAGTAATAATGTTTCTGTTATAAAGTCTAGGCAAATAGGGATGACCAGCATTTTGGCTCTTTATGTTTCATATATGATGTTATATAGTAATAAGAAAAGTATATTTATATGTACTCATGAGAAACAAATGGGACATTATTTTTTAAATAGACTAAAAGAGATACTTTTTAAAGAGCCTCAACATATTAACAGAAATGAAAGTTATAAACTATATAAAGATAGATTATATTATGGAGACTGTTTAATAAGGGCTATAAGAAGTCCTAAAGAATTAAGAGCATATAGCGTAGATTTATTAATTGTAGATGAAGCCTGTTTTGTTAAGGAGTTAGAAGGAGTTTTTAATTTAGGAGCATTTATAGCCCTTTCTAGGGGAGGTCAGGTTATTGTTGCATCTTCTCAGGGCGGCATTTCTGATAGAACATTTAAAATGTGGCACGATAGTGTAAAAAAAGAATTTTATACATATAAGAGACAATTAATTTTAGAAAAATCAAAAAACATTATATTAAACAATGATTCTATGTTTTATAGAGCAAAATTTGACCAAAAAAGCTTTAGCGAGCTTTAAAAGAAGAAAAGTTACATATTTATTGTAAATAAGAATTATGGCAGAAGAAAGTGTATTTATATCGTTATTAGATAGATTAAAAAGAGGAAGAACATCTAGGCCTTTACCCAACGAAAGAGGTGTTATAACTGGAAATGTACCAACTCCTACTTCTTCGCCTATACAACAAAAGCAGCAAGATTTTTTAGATATACAAACTCAAAAGATAGCTCAAGACATATATGGAAGAAGCGTTTACTACGATACAGATAGAATAGGTGCTTATAATGACTACAGAGCAATGGACATGTCTCCAGAAGTTTCTGCAGCACTTGATATAATTACTGACGAAACTGTAACTAGAGATGAGAGGGGCGACATATTGTCAATATATTCTGAAAACGAAAGGATAAAAACTGTATTAAAAGATTTATTTCATGGAAGACTTAATATAGAATATAATTTAACTTTTTGGATTAGAGAAATGATTAAATTTGGAGATGCTTTTACAAAGTTGGAAATAGACCAAAAGGAAGGCATATATGATGCAAGAATGCTTCCTGTCGCAGAAATTCATAGAGAAGAAGCTTTTGATGGAAATGTAAATTCTTCAAGATTTAAATGGGATATAAATAATATGTATTTTGAAGAATTCCAAATTGCTCACTTTAGATTAGTTTCTGATGGAACCAAACTACCTTACGGCAGAAGTGTTTTAGACTCTGCTAGAAAATTGTGGAAACAACTTCAGCTGGCAGAAGATGCCATGTTAGTGTATAGAATTATTAGAGCTCCAGAAAGAAGAGTTCACTATATTGAAGTTGGCAATCTAGAGTCTGCAGATGTACAACAATATATAGAAAGAATAAAGAGAGAGTTAAAGAAATCTCCTATAGTAGACCAAAAAAGTGGACAAATGAATTTAAAATATAATCCACTTACAATGGAAGAGGATTATTTTTTGCCAATTAGGGGAGATAAATCTTCTAGAATAGAGACTTTACCTGGCGCTTCTAATCTTGGAGAAATTCAAGATGTTGAATATTTACAGAACAAACTTTTTGCAGCACTTAAGGTTCCAAAAACTTATTTAAATTATGCTGAAGCACTACCAGGAGGTTCTACATTATCTCAAGCAGATTTAAGATTTAGTAGAACAATAAATAGAATACAAGAAAATGTAGTTATAGAGCTTAGAAGAATAGCTAATATACATTTGTTTTTATTGGGCTTTGAAGATGATATGGATAATTTTGATTTAAAGTTAACCAATCCTTCCACTCAACAAGAGCTGTTAAAGTTAGAAACTATGAAAGCTAGATTAGAAGTTTTCAAAGAGTTTTTTACATCAGAAGCAACTTCTCCAGTTTCTTATACTTGGGCTATGGAGTTTGTTATGGGATTCTCTAAATCTGAAATAAAACAGATATTAAGACAGAAAAAAGTAGAAAAGAAAATGTTTGCAGAAATAGATTCTGCAGTAGAAGAATATGCGAACACTGGACTGTTTAGCGATATTGATAGCAAATTCAACAAAGATGGTGGCGGGAGTCTTGAAGCTGGCGATGGTGAAGCTGGTGGTGGTGAAGCTGGTGGTGATGAAAGTTTTGGTGGTGATGAAGCTGGTGGTGATGAAAGTTTTGGTGGTGATGAAACGGGAGGCGGAGAAGCTGAGGAAGCTTTATCAGAAAGAGTTTTATTTGAAAACGAAAAAAACACTAATATAAATGAAAAAATAAATATATTAGGAAATAAAAATAAAAATTTAAACTCAAAAACAAAGTCAATGATGAAAAAGATTTCTGAAGCTCTTGATAAAATTGATAAAGACACTGGATTAGATGCAGAAGGTGAAGATTTTTTGAATAACGGAACTACAAAAGAATAGTTATGGGATATGAAGATTTAAAAAAAGAATTAAGAGAAAAAAGGTTAGGAATTAATATAAATTCAGAAAAATCAGATAATAATTTTTCTGATGAATATGATATAGATGAAAAATGGCAAAAATTAAAAAGGTTAATGGAAAAGACTGAACCTAGGCTTTATAAGTTTATGTTTAAAGAAACTGTTGATGCCTCTATTGATGCTAGAAATAATTTAAATGAATTGAGAAAATTATGCATTGAGTTAAGGTCTAGCATTTTAAAACAAAGACAAGATAATCAAAGTAAGTATTAAAAATTTTCTTTAATAATATTTTTTATTAAAAGTCTAATTTCGTTTATGTTTTTTAGTTTAAAATATTGTTTTTTTGAAAAATCACTTAAACTATTTATTTCTTCTTCTGAAAATCCAAACCCTCTTTCTATATGTTTTTTTATGTATCTCTATGGTGTCATGATATTTTAAGTTTTTTTAATATATCCATAAAAATAAATATTATAAAATTATTAAAATATAATTATATTGCTTATATTTGCTAGATAAAGAGATAGTCATAATATGTATATAGTTTTTGACACTGAAACAACAGGTTTGCCAGAAGATTTTAGTGCGCCAATAACAGATTTTAATAATTGGCCTAGAATTGTTCAGATAGCTTGGAAGGTTTACGATTTAGATGGAAAAGAAATAAGTTCTCATAATAGAATTATAAAGCCTGATGGTTTTGTTATTCCTCAAGATAGTATTAAAATACATAGAATAACAAATGAAAGAGCCAATAGAGAGGGTATATCTTTAAAAAATGCTCTTGATGAATTTGTGTCATCAATTAACTCTTCTAACTTTTTAATAGCACATAATATAAGTTTTGACGATAAGGTAACGGCTTGTGAATTTCTTAGAATGAGAATGAAAAACCATATGAGAAACATAACTCATGTATGTACAATGAATTCTACTATAAATTTTTGTAGAATACAAGGAAAAATGGGATTAAAACACCCTACTCTTACCGAATTGCATGAAAAGTTGTTTGACAAAAAGTTTGAAGATGCTCATGATGCCTTAATTGATGTTGAGGCTTTAGCTAAATGTTTTTTTGAGTTGAAGAAATTAAAAATATTATCTTTTGATAAACACGAATTGTCTTTGTTAAATTCTAAAAATTCAGAAGTTTCAATTTTAGAAAAGTGGAAAAATAAAAGTAAAGAAATTGAAGAAAATGAATCAATGGTTCATTTTGGAGTTCATACTTATCATTCTGTTTTGGAAGGTGCTGGAAATGTTGATGAATATATAAGTGAAGCAAAAAAATATAACCATAAATCCTTGGTTTTGACAGATTTAGGAACTTTATCTGGTTCTTTTTCTTTTTATAAAAAATGTAAATCAGAAGATATAAAACCAATTATAGGCTGTGAGTTTTTTGTTAATGATAGCATAGGTGAATATGAACCTAAAATACAAGATAAAAATGTAATTCAAAAAGTAATTATAAAAAATCATCAAGGATTTTTAAATATTAATAAAATAAATTATCTATCATTTCAAGATGGTTATTATAGAGTTCCTAGAGCTAAAACAGATTGGATATTAGAAAATAAAGAAGGTTTAATATTGACAACATCTTCTAAGAGTGGTATGATTTCTAAATATTTACAAATGGGTAGATATTTAGATGCTGAAGATTATTTAACAAAAATGCTGGAAGAGTTTGGAAAACACTCTTATATAGCAGAGATATCAATAGAAGATAACCCAATACAAAGACAGTATAATAGTTTTATAATAAATATGGCTAACAAATATAGTATGGCATTAATATTTAGTAATGAAATATATTATCCTAAAAAAGAAGATAGCACAATCCAAGATGTATTACAATCCGTAAGTCAAAAAAAATCTATAAAAAAATCTAAAACAAAAGAAAATAGACAAATGTATTACCTTAATGCAGATGATATTTTTAAAATGAATAAAGATTTTGGATTTAATTATGATGAAAATTTTCTTAAAACTTGTTTTGTCACAAGTGAAAAATTGTCTTCTACGTGTAAATTTGATTTTGAAATAGATGTTGAAAAATATCCTAACTATAAGCCAACAAAAGATGTTACAGAATATTTTAAAACTGAAAATGCAGAAGAAATAATTTATAAATTATCACATGCTAAGTTAAATCAAAAATTAAAAATATATGAAAATAACGGACCAGTAAAAATTGATGCTGATAAAATTATAAAGTATAGGGAAAGATTAGACTATGAATTAAAGGTTATAAAAGATAAAAAAATGCTTGATTACTTTCTTGTTGTGTGGGAATTAATTAAGTTTTGTGGTGATAATGATATTTCAGTTGGACCAGGAAGAGGTTCAGCTGCTGGCTCTTTACTTTCTTGGGTTTTAGACATTACTAAAATTGACCCATTAAGGTTTAATTTATATTTTGAAAGATTTTTAAATCCTACTAGAAATTCTCCACCCGATATTGACATAGATTTTGAAACAGGTTCTGATGTTAAGACAGATGAATTTTTGTATAACAAGTACGGAAAAGATTGTGTATTTCCTGTAATTACTTTTTCCACATTTAACGAAAAGGGTTGTATGAAAGATGTTGCAAAAGCGTTTGGTCAAGATGCTGGGTTTGAGTCTGATGTTTTTGCGGTTACTAAAGAAATGCCAAAAATGTTTATGAAATATGAGGGCGATTTAAAAGATTGGCTAAGAGATTATCCAAATAGCAAAGAATGCTCTAATAGGGTTAAAAATTGGATTTTAGACCCAAAAAATAAACAAATAATAGAAGTGACATTAAGATTACAAGGCCAAGTTAGGAATTTAGGAAAACATGCCGCAGGAATTGTAATAACACCAAATAGTGTCTGGAATTCTATGCCTATAAATGTCGTTAAGGGGATACGTGTTTCTGGCTTTCAAGAGTCTGGAAGTGGTAAGGATTTATCTGATTTAGGAATTTTGAAATTAGACAGACTAAACTTAACAACTCTTAACGTTTTAAAAGAGTCTATAAATTTAGTTAAAGAAAATAGGGGAATAGATATATTAGAACAAGTTAAGTATGTAGACCTACACAACCCAGATTTATTTGAAGAGTTGAGAGGAGGAAATAATCAAGGAATTTTTCAGTTTGAATCAGATGGAATGTCAAAGATGATAAAAAAAATGAACACTGAAAGCTTTGAGGAAATGGTTGCTGCAAATGCTTTATATAGACCTGGCCCTATGGGATTAAAAGCTCATGAAGAATATATAAAAAATAAAAAATACCCTGAAGACATATCTTTAGTTCATAGCTGTTTAGAACCTTTACTAAAAGAAACTAATGGAGTTCTTATATTTCAAGAGCAGCTTATGTTTATAGCTCATGAATTAGGTGGAATGAGCTTGGGAGAAGGAGACAACTTAAGAAAGGTAATGGATAAAGCTTCTAAAATAATAAAAAAGAAATTAAGCGGAGAAAAATTAGAAAGCAAAGAATTAAAAAATAAAAGCTATAAACAATATTTAGAATTGTGGGACAAATTTAAGCAAGGATGTAAAAATAAAGGACTAAAAGATAATGAAGTAAAAAAAATAGAAGAGTGGCTTGTTAAATACTTGGGCTATAGCTTTAATCGCTCACACTCAGTTAGTTATAGTTATGTTGCAATGCAGACTTTATTTATGAAAAGATATTATCCTACAGAGTTTTATACTGCACTTTTAAATAATGCAAAAAACGATGAAAACTGGCTATCTTCAGCTATAATGGGAGCTTTTTTAAAAGGAATCAAAATATTGCCTCCTAGTAGGAAGTCTAAGTGGGAATGGACTATGTTAGATGAAGAAAATATATTAATGGGATTTTCTAGTATAAATGGGATGGGAGAAATTGCTTATGATGAATTGCAAAAAGCAGACATAGAGAATATAGGTAAAGATAAATTTTTTACTAATGCATTTAGTAAATTTAATAAGTCCAATTTTGAATCATGTTTAAAGGCTGGTGTTTTTGATGATTGGTCAAACTCAAGAGAAGAGCTTAAGGAGCTTAGAAAAATGAAGATGAAAACCAATACTATGCAACTTGATTTGTTTGGCAAAAACTCTTTTGACATAGTAGAAGATAGTATAAAAGGAAAATTTGAAGACACAACCAAAGAAGAAAGATATAGACAATTTATAGATGTTTGTTCTTTAGATTTAGATTTATTTAATAAAATATCAAATATAAAGCAAGAATTTCAGAGTCAATATAATTTTAGTATAGAATCTGTAATAGATTTTGATAAGCAAGAAAAATACTATTTCTTTGTTTTAAAAAATATAATACAAAAAATTTCTAAAAATGGAAAAAACTATTGGTCTCTTGAGTTGGGTGACGGTGGCTCTTCTGTAAAGATGGTTGTTTGGGAAGATGCTTATGATAGAATAAAAGATAAAATGGAAATAGGAGGAATATATTTAACAAAATTTTCTAAAGACAGAGGTTGGTTAAAATTTCAAGATGGAGCTCAATTTAGGAGAATATACTAATTTTTTTTATTTTTAATTTTTTCTACTATCTTATCTTTTATTTCGTAAAGTAATCCTTTTGGTAAATATCCCAATTCTGAAATGTTTTCATATATAGAAACAATTTGAGTGCCTATAAGACCACCATAAACTAGGCCTGGCAGCCAGATAAATAA